GGGCGATTTAAAAGGTGATATGGGTCGTAAACCTAAGGCACTAACAGCACTTGTTCGTAACTGTGTTAACATGTTTGGTGAATACAATGTGGGTATGGTTTGTACTAACCATACATACGCATCGCAAGATATGTTTGATCCTGATGACAAAATTTCAGGAGGTCAAGGCTTTATCTATGCGAGTAGTATTGTTATTGCTATGCGTAAACTTAAACTAAAAGTAGATGCTGATGGCAACAAAACAAGTGATGTACATGGTATTCGGGCCGCTTGTAAGGTAATGAAAACTCGTTATGCAAAACCTTTTGAAAGTGTACAAGTTGAAATTCCTTATGAAACTGGTATGAGTCCATACAGCGGACTTGTTGACTTTTTTGAGGCAAAAGGCATTCTAAAGAAAACAGGTAATCGTTTGGAGTATGTGAGCCCAGTTACTGGTGAAGTTACTACACAGTTCCGTAAACCATGGAACGCAAACGAAAATAATTGCTTGGATAAAATTATTGAAGAATTCGATAGTTTGCCAGAAGAAGTGCAGGATGCGAATCCTGGCGAAGTTGTTGATCTAATTCCACCAGAGGAGGATTTTGTAGATGGTAATGAGTCTTGATGATAGCGATTTAGAGTTCATCTTACAGTTATATGATACTGCCTTTGTGCATTTGTCTGAAAAGGCAAAAGCAGATTTTGCAGAAGCATTTGTTTACAAACTAGTAGATTATGGTTTTGATGTAAAAGCAAATGCTAAAGAAATAGGCGATCATGATGAACATTTAGATAAAGCCGTTGAAACCGTTTTAGAAGATGACGAAGAAGAACCAGAGGAAGCCTGGCTTGATTCAGAGTTTGATGATGAATGGGATGACTAAATGAGTCAATGGTACAGAAGAGTAACATCTAATATGAGTGAGATTGTTGGCGCAATCTCACACTTTGAACAACAGTTAGATGAAGCAAGATTGGAGTGTGGTATGAAAGGGAATCTCGAACGTCAGAGCCGTGACATGCCAGGTATCGTCGAGCACCGTTTCAACCAACTCCAGGAAGTAGAGGCTATACTTGAGTACCTAAACACAGAAATGCGTAAAATACGCAGTAAGATTTTCCGTAAGTATCTGGAAAATTATAATAAAGCACTCAGCTCACGTGATGCCGAGAAGTATGTCGATGGTGAAGAAGATGTTGTAGCCCTCCAATATCTCATCAACGACTTCAGTCTAGTGCGTAATAAATTTATAGGTTTAATAAAAGCATTAGAAGCCAAACAATTTCAGATAAACAACATTGTTAAACTGAGAGCAGCAGGTTTGGAAGACATCACCCTTTAAAAAACCTCCAGAATTTTTTGTTCTGGGGGTTTTTATCTGTTGACAATACTTAAATGTTGTAGTATATTATACATATGAATTAGGACAGAAGGTAAGGACAAAGCAATGCCTAAGAAACAGACACAATTTCCTAGTAATTACGATGCACTAATAGTGCTTGGATTGTCATTTATGGTTTATGACGATCAAGGATTTATCCGTAGCGGCGAAGGATACACTAAGTATGTAGACGATGAGCCTGTGCAAGTGCTAGACAATAAAACTATTGTGACTTCGATGATTCTACAGGGCACCATGCCTTCTGATGACTATCTAGTGTTAGCAAAAGAAACTATGGATAAGTTTAATGGTAAGTTTATGCTTAAAAAACTTACTGGTGGACTTACCAGTTTTGAAAACAGTGTTAGCAAAGCATTTGCTGAAGAACTAACTAAGTTTAATGTTTCGGTTATTGCTAGTATCCCACATATGAATCAAGTGGATATTAAACGTAAAGCAGTAGAAGATCGTCTAGAATCTGTACGCTTTGATAGTGAATATCTTGGTGTTGTGCGTCAGCGTTATGATATTGAAGTAGAAGTAGTAGATGTTAAGTTTATACAAAGCAGTGGTGTTTATATGATTACTTCTTTGTATAAAGATAAAGATATTGTTAAATTTTGGTGGAGAGATCAGCCTGATATTAGCGATATCATTGACGGAAAAACTATCAAAATCCGTGGTACTGTCAACAAACACGAGAACAGCAAATATACAAAAGCAAAAGAAACTATGCTTAATCGTGTAAAAATAATGGAAAAAAATTAAAAAAACACTTGACAGGTAAGGCATCTTACTATATCATGAAAGAGTAAGTTAAAAAAGTAACAGGAGTTACACATGTCACAAGTAGCATTTAAGACTGTCCGCAAAGGTCGTAAAACAAAAGCGGAATCCATCCTAGAAGTTGTTGAGACTCCAGAAGTAGAAACAACTGAAACAGATGAAGAAATTGTAGAACGCCTACGTGAGCGTTTTGACATCCTAAACGATATGACACAGATGTCAATTGACGGTGTTGTGCGTGGTATGGTTGTTACAGGCCCTCCAGGTGTTGGTAAGAGTTTTGGTGTTGAGCAAGTGCTAGAAAAGAATAGCATGTTCGACAAACTAGCAGGTAAGCGTCTGCGTTTTGGCATTGAAAAAGGTGCCGCTAGTGCTATTGGTTTATACAAACTGCTGTACAACTATGCTGATGCTGGTAACGTTCTAGTGCTAGATGACTGTGATACAGTATTGTATGACGAGACATCGCTTAACTTGCTTAAGGCGGCACTGGACAGTAGTAAGAAACGACGCTTGTCATGGAACACAGATAGTTCGCTATTGCGACGTGAAGGTATTCCAGACAGTTTTGAGTTTAGGGGTTCAGTAATTTTTATTACTAACCTACGTTTTGATAAGGTCCGTGGTAAAATTAAAGACCACTTAGATGCGATTATGTCACGTTGCCACTAT